CTAAGTCATCTTCGTCTTTTGATTTAGCGAATGCCTTTGGAGTTTTAACAGGACCTTCACCGCCATCTAAGTTAGCAGTTACATTTGCTTCCTCAAGTTCTTCCATTTCTAGAAGTTCTCGTAAACGTTTGTCTATGTCTTGTTCCAATGCCATTATTTTAATTCTTGTTGTAAATCGTAGATTAACCCTAAAAGCTTTTTAACTATTTTTTTAACACTCGGAGTTTTATAGCCTTGTTCTATTGTTTGTAAATCTTGAGTAATTGTGTTTGTTAAAGCATACTCTTTAGATTCACGTAATCCTTCGCGTCTAAACCCTTTTACAGTCTTACGTGGATTTGCCATATCACCCATTTTTTGCACTAAAGTAATTTGTTTCTGTATAATTCCTTGCATTAACTTTAATGTCTCAACATCAAACTCATCTTGTACAGCTTTAACGAATGTTTTAGTGTTCATTCCTTTAGCTTCTGTTTGTACATCGTGTTCTGTATTTGTGTTTACAGGTTCGAATGTAGCATCCTCGTTTGTCTTAAACGCTTGTGTACTATTTCCACTCCATAATATTGCTTCGTTTAACAAATCTCTTAACTTCATTAGATAGCCTTTTTAATCTCGTTAGTTAATTCGTAGTATTTCATTAATGCAAGTACTTCTTCATCCTTAACAACTTTACCTTTTGTTAAATCTTTCAACAAATTAATAGACTCATCAATTTTAATCTTAGTTACTTTGTCAGATACTTTACCATTTAACATTTTAAGTTCTTTAGACAATTTAATACATTCCTTAGATACAAATTCTTTCATTGTAGTTGTATTAGATACGTTGGTAATATAAGTTTTTAACAATGTTTTTTGTTTATCCCCAAAGTTACTGTATTTGTTGTTAAATTTTTCCAACATCAACTTGTAAGCTAATTGACGAATCTCTTTATCCTCTTTAACCAAGTCTTCAGTTATTACATCTTTACCTTCTTTATTACCTTTATTAAACGTAATATGTTCTAGTAGTGTATATTTACTTTCCACTAATGTTTTAGGATTGTCTTCAACTTTGTATTCGAAGATTGTGTATATACTAGCAAGAACTTTATAGTTAGAAACTCTTGAGCTGAAAAAATCATCTACATTCCATACTTCACGGATTTCTTTGATAAGATTATACTTTTCACGAGTTAACGTTGTGTTGTTTAATTTAGATTTTGCTGTAATACAAGCGTCTACTAAACTTTTAGCTTTGTTTTCCGTATTAAACTTTTCTTTAATTATAGTTTGGTACAATGCCAATTCTTTACTTAAAGGAGCTTGTTTGTGAAAATACTTTCTAATTAATTTACCAGCTGTGGATTCCTCCACATTGTTTAACGTGTCTGATGTTATTTGTCTTACTAGTAATTCAAATAAAATACCCGTATTTTTGTATTTACTGTGACGTATCTTTTTCATTATCCTTTTATCCGTATATAGGTGTACTATTTTTCATTAATAAATATTAATATTTTTTATTTTTCGTTGTCATCTAACAAGTTACTTTCGTCTAACATTGTTCCTGTATCATTGTCTGTTTGATTGACACTAAGTGATTCGATTAACATATCTTTCGTTTTTATTTTTTTATCGTTTCTGACAGATTTTGCTAGTGCCTCGATAGCCATTGGTCCGTTTCTGAAATTATGTTTAAGTGGTGAAGTACTTTTATTTCTATTAATACCTGGATTGTCCGGTTTACCTAGTGGATTACGTCCAAAGTTACTATCATCAGTACCTTTGTTACCTAGTTCTTCAGGTCTTCCACCATTATACTCTTGTTCTACATAGTCACTGTCACCTGGTCTTGTACTATGTAAGGAAGCAATATCGTGTGGTGTACCAAATGACTGTCCTGTTTTAGCGGGGTCATTTCCTTCATCTTCTATTTGTGTTTTTCTAAACACTTGTTTTAAGTCTTCAATAACACCGATTTGTTCTTTTTGATATTGGTCATCTGACATATTAAATATATTTTGATATATCCATTTTTCAGATAACATTTTCAAGTCTTTTATTGAACTAGCTAAATCAACTTTTGAATTCCACAACTCAATCTTTTCTTGTTCAAATACAATAGACGGACTTGTCATCGTTAATTCAAAATTAACTAGGTCTGCGTTTTCATACCCTTGTGTTGCTAAGTGTACTACTGCCATTTTCGTTAGTTCTGATATTAATATTTTTTGTAGTCGTTCAATTTTACGAGCGAAACGTATATCCATTTGAGCTAAAGTTGCTTTATCTCCTAAGTCCTCTGAATACCCAATAAATGCCTTTGGTACAGCAAAAGCAGCTAACATTCTGTTACGTAAGTATTCAATGTCATCTATTGCCTCATAAGTCAATCCAGATAATGTGTCTATTTCCGTACTACTATTTCCACCACGAACAGGAAGATAAAAATCTTCAGTGATGTTTTGCATATTGTATTTTAAATTGTAATCACCTGTTGTTTCGTCTACAAATGGAATTTTTTTCATTTGTTCAATAATACGTTGCATATATTGGTCAACTTCGTTTGGTGGAATATTACCAACGTCTATTTTAAATATACGTCTTTCTGGTGCTCTCATAATACGATGTATCATCATCGCGTCTTCCATAAGAGTTAATTGTTTCCAAACTTTACGTGCACCCTCTAATTGAGATTTTCCATAAGGTAAAAAGTTACTGTCTGATAAGAGTCTAAAATGTGATACTTCAAAGTTTTTAAGGAATAAATTTTCACTACCAGCTCCTTGTTGAATGAAACGTACTTCGTAAGGATTTTTTTCGTTGTAGCCCTCTTCCCTTACCATTTCATATGCACTCATTGGTGTAACACCAACAATACCCACTTCTTCTTCTATGTCGTGATATAAATAAAAGTCACCATATTTACACATTGAACGTACCCAAGGCCATAAATTGAATTCAACATTAATTATATCATAAAATAAATTGTATAATATTTTTCTTATGTTTTCGTCACTTGACTTAATAGTAAGTATGTCACCATACTCGTCTTTCATTGTAGATTCGTCTGCATATATATCAAGTACTGAAGATATAATTGAATCTTGGTCCATACTTTCATAATCACCAAATAGTTGTAATTTACTAGCGTGATAATTGTAATTTTGGTTGTAAGAAGCCGCTGTTGTGGAACCCCCGTGAAGTCTAGCAAACCTATCAACGTATCTTGAGTTGTTTAAGTTTCCTGAACTTTGTAGCCTATCGGTATCAACTACCCTTATACGATTTTTACCAATACGTCTAACAACGGTATTAGTATTAAATAGTCTATTTAACCTACTTCTTAAATTTTTATCTGCCATAATTAACTTGTTATATTATTAATAAATATAAATATTTAGTTTTCTTAATATTTTTACAACAACCATCGAGTATCTATATCACCGTCTTTAGTAGGCATTGTCCACCCACCATCTTTTAATTGTGATGATTTATTTGTATAAATTCCGGAATTACGTTGTATTCCATTTAAGGAAGAACGTGTAAGCTCAATTCCTTGTTGTCTTAATTTTAATGCCGTATCTCTTACCCATAAAGCTATTGCCCAAGCCATTACTAAATCATCGTTGTAACCACTTTGTGCTTCTGGTTTACTTCCATTCCAAATAAATGTAAATAATTCTTGTATTAGTCGTGTATCTTTTATAATTGGAGAGCGTTCCCTCATCAATGTTTCAAGTTTACTAATTAACAATGGTCTTGTTCTTGCCGAAGTAGTAAACCCGGGTACCATTTGAGATTTATCTTTCATATCATACCCTTTTTGATAATATACATCAGGGTCTTGATAACCTTCGTTTTTATAAGTGTAATATAAATTTGGATATGCTCTGTCAATGGCAACTTGTATAACTGCCCAACCAATATTAGCGTTCTCAATAACTAGTAACGCATTGTTCCATTCAGTTGCAACACTTACCAACATATTACCATATTCGGTGGTACCTAGTTGTCCTTTAAAACTTGCTACCTGTTTTAATGATTCCACGTCAAGTATATGAAACGCACTGTAATCACGTGAATCGCCCCTAGCAACATCCGCCACCACCATATAATCCCTACTGTAATCAGGATAGTCCCATATCCAAAATTCTTGACCTACTCCACGTTTTTCTAAAGGTTCTTCTACGTGTGTATCTTTGTACCATTGTAATACTTCCCCGTCTACCACGGTATGACCGGAACTAATAAAGTCACAGTCACATTCCTGTCCTGCTTTCTTAGGTCCAAGTAAATCGTTTTGTTCATCTCTCCAAGTTTGATTTCTTTCCGGGTGTACTGTCCAATGTAATTTAATTGGATTCCATTGATCTCCACGTTCACCTTTTTCCCACGTCTTGTGAAAGAAGTTTCCAACACCATTTGGTGTACTTAACACAATAGCTGAACCACCTGTTGATAGTGTACTTTGTGCCGATGTCCAAATTTCGTCAATATCTCGTATAAATGCAGCTTCATCAATTATCAACAAGGATAATGCTTCAGACCGTCCAGCGTCTCCGGATGCGGAAACAGCTTTAATTTGAGATCCGTTTTTCATACGCATTCCCAACTTATTATCTTCATCTGTTTGGGCTTTTAACCAACTTGGAAGTCCGTCCTGCATTACACGTACTTTCGTAACTAAGTTTTTAGCTACTTCCTGTTTAGTTGCAATTACAAGTATGTTGTAATCTTCTTGGAATGTCATAGCCCATAATGAATATCCAGCTGTTAATGTGGATATACCTAACTGACGGGACTTTAATATAACATTGTATCTGTTGTCGTTGAATTGTGTTAAACAGTTAGCTTGGAATGGATATAAATCAAAAAGTATCTTACCACGCTTAGGGTGTTGTATTTTACAATACTTTTTCATGAAATAAACAGGGTCTTGACTACATTTAAGGTATTCTTCCTTGATTATTTCTTTTAGTGATTTCTTTTCTATACTCATAACTACGGCAATGTATTAGCAACTACCCAACTAGAACCTATTACTGTTCCGGCACCTAAGCCGAACCAAATAATTTTATGATTGTACCATTTTGGTTTGGTTTCTTTATACAGTCTTATATATAAATCAACTTCTTTTTGTTTTAGTCCAATTTCTTGTTGAGATAAATCATATAGTAAACTATCACGTTGTGCGTTCTTGTTTAACTCTTGATTTTGTAACTGTAATTCCTGTATAATATCTATTTGTAGGTCAATGGAATCTCGTTGATTCTTTATTGTGTTTGATATATTTAACACTTGTTCATTACTGAATGTTGTAGAGTCGGTTTGTGAAAATGAACCCAAACTAACCATTAATAATAATATTAATATTAGATGTTTCATACTATAGATTTTTTAAATGATCAACCGCTTTATCTACGTCTGTATTTTTATTGTCCACGTTACTTAATTTATCATCAAGTTTGTTTTTACGTTTCTTTGATTTTTCTATAGCTTTTTTAGACTTGTTTTTGGCTCTGTTAATTTTTATAGTTTCTTTGTGGATTGCCTTGGTATCTTTGTTCAAGTCTTTAATTTCTTTTTTGGTTTCCTTGGCGTCTTTACGTCTGTTGTTAGTTGCAACAAATGAACCACCTATAAATATTGCTCCTAGCAAAGCAACGATAAAACCCCAATATTTCTTAAAAAATTCTTTCATACTTGTTCCTGTTTGTTTACTATAAATATGTGGAAACAAAAAAACCACGTTAGTAGCGAACTTGACGTGGTTTTAAATAGTCGAAACTATATACGGTCCTAATGATCGTATGCTTTTAACGTTCTTGCCTTTGCAATTGTTGTAATAACCAACCTAACGTTCTACCCATTGATTGTCTTTTCCTAGGGTCTAGAGCTTTAAAGTTTCTCTAACTATGTTTCTAATTTGACTTCTTACCACGTGTTCGTTAGCAACTAGTTCCACGTCTTTATCAAGTCCACTAATAGCATCGTCAAGTGCTTTTTCTAATTGTTTCTTTTGTTTAGTAAAAGCTTTTAAATGCATTAAGTGTTTTGACATTTCTTTAGCATCTTTGGCTTTTTTAGCTTTCGTATAAAACCCTGCGTGTCTTTTCATTTGGTCTGTAATGAATGCCAATGCGTCTACGGCCGCACTTACATTTTTCTTCGTTGCTTCATTCACTGATTCATTTTTTAGTTTTTTAAGTATTTCTGATTTTGTTTCCTTACTTATTCCACCAATTCCATCAACCCAATCTGTTTTAGTTGAGTGTGATGAACCTTTCATTTTATCTTTATATTTTTGTACATACATTTTTACGGCATTTTTATCTACTGTTTCTTTTACTTCGTTTACTGATTCAGACCATAAAGCCTTCATAGCACTTTGTGCAGTCTTATTAGTTTTTAATACAGATTGTAAGTGAGCCGTTTTCATATTTGATATTTTAGCTAAATCAAATAAACTTGGTGATGATGAACTTTTATTATACCAATCCTCTAGTGCCTTTATTGTTTTCTTCTTCACTTCACTTTCTTTACCTTCATTCACTGATTCAGTCCAAATTCTAACACCCCAATTCTCAACATCTTCAATGTTAATATTATTCTTTTCTGCAGTTTTTCTAATTTTATCAAGATTACCTTGTACAATAAAATTACCTTCCTTGGTTTTTTTTATAGCGTGGACGTCTTTACCGAATGTCTTTTGAATATCAAACTTGTTTTTAATTTCATTTACTGATTCAGTAAACAAACTTGCAATTAATCCACCTGGTATATAATCAGGTAACAAATTATCTATATCCCGTTCAGACACTTTACCCATTTTACTAACTTTATCAGCAAATGCCTTTAGTTGAAACGATTTAGCCGATTTGGATTTATTGTTTCTCATTCTGTTTGCTATTAGTTTAGCATCCATTTTCTTGTCGAACTGTTTCATTTGGGTTGATTTCTTTGCTTCTTTCATTTCGTTTGTTCCGTGATATTGTTTCTTTTCTTTATAAAATGTATCTGTGTCTACTAGTAACGCACCATAATTTGTATCAGTGTCTCTGTTTCTAAACCACATTAATGTTAAATTTACAGGTTCCTTTTGGTAATAAAATTCTTTCCAATGTAAACTCAAATTTTGGTAATTGTGTTTAAACTTTGTGTATGCTACGTGTACCCACATTTCACCACCTTCATACTTGGTAAATCGTTTGTATGCTTCCTTTGAACTTCTAACAGATTTAGGAAAGAATTTCTTCAATACTTTTAAGTCAGGTTTAAAACCTGCAATAGAATCCTTATTAAAGTTTTTATCTGTGTATTCTTTTAATACTTTACCTTCGTTCATTGTTTCTTCTTTAATATCTTTTAATATATTGCCGCCTTGTATTTTAAGCCCGGCCATTGTTTTTGCGTGTTTGATAATGTCACCTTTGGTAACACCCTTGACACCCGCTTTTTTAATATAATGTAGTATGCCATCAACACTTGCTTGATTTTGTCCACTCTTAGGGTCAAGTAATGCACCGTCAAGTACTTTATGTATTAAATCGTCTTTAGTTAATTTAGCTTCTTTCATATCTTCCCTCTTATGTCTACTAGGATATTCTTCATCATCCCCTTCTAAATCTTCTTTGTCCTTATCAGCATCAAAATGTTGATAGTTTTGTAGGGAATTTGAGTTAGCGTTCTGGTTGTACCATTCTTCTTTTAACATAATAATAAATATTAAATTTTAAATTAAAACTAAACTAAATCCGGATTTTTAATTAAATGTTCGTTACCTTCATATACTAAATAAGTGGTTTTACCATTTCGTTTAGTAGCTATTAAGTTTTGTTTTCTGTTTTTACCATCAGGTCTATATGAAACGTGTACCCACTTAGGATATCCGTTAATTGGAAACTCGTATATAAGTTGGTCGTAATCTAAGTTCGTACGAATCCAATCAGCCATTTCAGTATTATTAAATTCACTACGGTCTTTAACCCAATAGTAATCGTCGATGTCAAATGCAGCACCGTAACTATTTTTAGATGTGTCCAATCCAACGCAATGTTGTGAGCTGGAACTCCCACCAATTGCTTTATTCAATTCCGGTCCACGGAATACTGAATTAATTTTTATTGGAGCGTTTGTATGTTTTCTTAACGGGTCAAATACGTTTACAGCACATTCTCTAATTAAGTTTAATTGTTCATCCGTTGGATTATTGTCTAGTCCTTTAGATTTTGCTGTGTTGCTGTGAATTACTTCTTCGTAGCTCACGTATTTTGAAACTGTTTTACTCATAATTTCCCTATTGTTCGATATCAATTATACCATCACCATCAGCGTCAGCAAAAAAGTTGGTAAGGAATTTTCCCGCTACACCAATTGCTAGTGACACTAATGCCAACCACTTTATTTCATCTACTACTGCATACCCTGTAATCATTGACGATACACTTAATAACGCATCACCTAATTTTTGATATTTAACAGGTGTTACTTTTGCATAACCCTTTAGACTTAATTTAATTTTTTCTTTGTTCATCTTGTTCTCCTATCACTACTCCAAACTCTTCAAGTTCTTTTTCGGTAGCTCCGTATTTAGTTAATAAATTCTTTTTAAATTGAATGAAACCTTTATCTAATCTATCTTGTTGTTCTTTAACATCATATGGTAATTCCCATTTTTCCAATGTTCCGTCACCATTTACGTAACTTGTTTTTTCTAATTCTCTTTTTACTATTTCTTTTTCCGCTTCGGCATCCGTTAACCACGCCTTAACATTTTCTAGTAGTTTAGTTCTTTGAAACGCTTCCCACGTACCATCAATACGCATTTTTGTTTCTTTGGTAATTGAACATTCCATACACATTTTATGAATGTTATAATATTTTTTATCGTTACGATTAGTCATTGATTCGTTGCAATTTGGACAAGTTGTGGCACCTTTTAAGTACTCCTGTAATTCTGACATACGGTCAAATCTATCTGCTCCGTTTATACGAAACCCATCACGTTGTTCCCATACTACTCCATTTGCGTCTGTCCATCTTTCTCCAACTTCACGTTTCTCTTGTGACTTTGCTGTCCAACCACTAGTTTTTTTAGTTTGTGACGCGTGTGTACCATCTAACATTTTACGAATTGCTTCGTTGTTCTTTAGATGTTTACTTGTTTTGTGTTTCTTCTTTTCTGACATAACTTATTTTTTTTATTTTTCGTAATTTGGGTCTAAATCTTCCACAAATAAATATACTTTATCTAGTGATTCGCTGTTTAGATTTGATAGTGCTTGTTTGATATAGGAAATTTTGCCTTCATCAGTATCTTCGTGTGCTTCGTTAATTCGTGTGTCACGGAACTTGTAAAATCCGTTCTCCATCATTTTTCTATTTTTAGTTTTCATTATAAAAATTTTCCTATTGTTAACTTAGCAAATGCATTCTGTAGTTCTTTTACTGCTTTCAAATCCTTTTCAAAGTGTTTTAAATTTTCAGCTGATTTTGATGACGCTTCTTTAATTGACACTCCTAAATCATATATACTGTCACTAACACCATAATAAGAATCTTTCATCATACTTTTAACATCATTGGATAATTCTTTGTAAGAATCTTTGATACTTTCGTCTAGTAACTTCTCGGTGAAGTTTTCCATCATTTGTCTATTTTTGTTTCGGTTGTCCATTATTTCCTTTTATATAAATATACTCTAGTATAGTTTATCGTCTACAATTACAAACGTTTGTTAGGTGTTGTCTGTGTATGTAATACACCGATGTTTTATCCAAACTTTAATGTTCCTAGTATTTGGTTGATGGGACCAAAAAGTCCTGTAATCTTAAATGTCTTACCTTGATACACGAAAACCAATCCTTCACTTGGAACTAGTTGTTTTAGTCCACCGGCTTTATTTATTTTTTCAAGTTGTTGTTTTAACTTTTTAAGTTTAGTTAAATCCCCACCTTTTTCTATATCCTTAGCAACTACCGCTATTTCATCTTTAATCTTTTGTACCGCTTTATCTGGACTTGCTGATAGGTAGTTTGAAACGTTTTTAAGTATTTCACTACCCACTTCAAATATTAATGTTTCGAATGGTAACATATTTTTCTTGACTTGTTCAGTGTGTGATTTCTTATCAAATGATTTAGCCCATTCAAGAAACTTTTCATCCGTAATGTTTTTCTTGTCTAGTCTAAAACTCTTATCAAAGAATGCCCATCTCTTAGTTAATCCTTTAACTACTGATTCCGGAACAATAAAGTTTTTAGCTTGTTTACGTATATAAGATTCCCACCACATCTGATGATATAGTCCTAGTGTGTCTTGGTCTTTTAAGTTAAACTCTTTTTGTAGTTTTTTAAGTTTACTGAAGAAGTAATCACGTTTTGTTGTGTAGTCGTTATGAGGTTTAATGTTTAATATTTGAGGCTTAATTATTTTAAAGTGTTTCTGTACATCAGCATTAACTTGTTTAATCATTCCTTGTAACATTGTAGCACTACCCGCAACAGGACCTAACACATTTGCATTTTCGTCATATTCTAATGCTCCGTGAAATTGTATTACTGCACTGTCATACACAATAACATTTTCTGTCGCAGGATAAATAATTTCCAAGTTCATGAACGCTCGTCCACCCTTAAATATCTTTTCCTTTTGTTTGTCTGATAATTTACCAACAGCTTTCTCCAAATCTTTCATTGCATATACAAAAGCTTTTTCTATATCACCACGTCCAGCAAACTTAGATTTGATAGCGTTGATGTCCATTGGTTCTTTGATAGTGGATTTGTTTCTTGCCGCTTTTAGTTTACCGTCTTTCCAAGTTACCATTAAGTTTTGTCCATCAGTCTTTTCAGTTACTGATGATTCAACGTCTAATTTACCCTGTAATCCTAAGTCAATCATTTTCTTGATATCGGCAAACTTTAATTCTTTGTCATCAAACGGATGTGCCATATGACCGTAAGCACCACCTTCTAGTAGTAGACTTTCAGTAAGTAGCCCTTCGGTTATGGAAAAGAATCCATTGTAAACCAAACTACTATAAACCACGTGTTCATCGTCTTCGTGAAATGTTAATACCAATTCTCCGGTATTACTCTTGTATTGTATTTTTACTTCGTGTTCAAGCTGTGGATTATATTTTTTACTTAATGCTTTTTTTAATACAGGAAATCTTTTGGGATTCTTGAACTTCATTTTCCATTGAATGGTATCACCTTGTATTTTTTCGTCCTCCAATGAAAGTAATGCATTTGGAACTTGTAAATTTTTGTATCTACCACGAACCGATTCATTAGTTTTAGGTTTAATACGCATTTTCATAGCTGACTTACCTTCAAGTAGTAGACCTTCGTTTACTGATTCTTTAATGTCCGATACTTTATCAACTGATATTATATAATTTTTAATGTTAGAAATTTTACTAGGATTTTTGGTAGTAATACGTTCTTCTTGTTCATCGTAATCACCTGTTTGATTAAAGAAATCCTTAGCTACTGATTCGGGTTCATCTTCTAACCAATCGTATTCCCAATTATCCGTATAATCCCAACCAGGTAAATAAGCAAATGGTTTTATTTTATAGTTGTTAGATAATTTATTTCCGTCTATTGCAATTCGATATTCTGTCTTTACACTAAACTTCATACCTTTTTTATGGAAATTTTTATTACGTGTAAATGATATGTAGTTTAATTCGGCACCTCTATAAGATTCTTTGTCTGTTTTAATTGAGTTAGATTTTAAAATTCCAGCTAATCCTTTTTTATCTGTATAGTGATATATAGTACCAACTTGTTTTGCTTCGTTAATATTTTCGTGTTTACTTATTTCAATTGCAGTAAGTTGTTTTTTAGCACTAGTTTCTGTATCGTGTGTTCCGAGTACTTTACCTGCTTTAGATTTTACAACCCATTTGTCACCCTGTTTTGAAATTACTTCCGTTACAGGTTCGTAACCAACAGATACAGTATCTTCCTTATCTTCCTTATCTTGAGTACCAGCAACAGTATCTACATCATCATCAAAATCGTACGTTTCTGGTTCGGATGTACTTCCCATATATTTGGCTCCCATAGAACCCTTATGATGTACTAAAAAATCCTCTTCAGCTGGAGTATTTGTAACAACTTTTATAGGAACAATTTTATCAGTTAATTTAGTTGGTAAACTTTCATTTGTTTCCTCTTTATCAGTGTATCGTGGGTCATCACCAAATACATTTGACTTATTTGGTATTCTCATTTTCATAGCTGACTTGCCATTAATGAGTAAATCTCCCTTTTCGTTCCATTCTACTGTTTTTACAACAACTCGTTTGTTTTTCCATTTACCCATATAAACGGTATCACCTATTTCAACGGGTAACATAATTTCTTCAAACACTTTATCAAAGTATTCTTTACTTAGTGAGTCATTGATATCGGAAACATCAACTCCATTTCTAAAAGTAAGTTTTATTTCCTCGTCTTCATCCTCTAACCATTTTGAATCTTCTTCCGGGTTTGGCATAAACTTTTCTTTAAGTTTAGACTCTTCTATATTAGGAGTTTTTTCAACTTTGTTAGGTTCTGTTCTACTAGTTTTCTTACTATCGTCCGCGGATAACCAATTAACAAATTTCATTCCCAATGTACCGGCAATTTTTGTAATGTGTTTTTTCCAAGCGTTGTACGCTTTAGCACCTTTCCAATCTTGTTGGTTGGTTGGTGTTGTTTTTCCAGCTACACCTGATGGATAAAAACTAACTGATTGAATTGGTCCTTTTGGATATGGATTTCTAAAATCTTCTGTATCTACTCCACTTAACAAGTAATCAACTACTTCGTAACCTAGTCGTTCTGCCATTTTCTTGGAAAGTGTTTCATAACTTATTTTATTTCCGTAAAAGAAACGTGGTCCATCGTCAACCTCCGAACCAGATAAATTACCAGCATAACTTCCTTCACTTAATATGTCGTTATTAAGAGATATTACAAAATTTTCAATTACTTCTGATAACTTTTCTAATTTTGGTACAATTAAATTATAAATATTGTTTTTAGTATGTCCAAATATACCTTTGAATAGTTTCTGTTTATCTTCTGTATCACTTCCTAACGCTTTACGTATTTGAGTACCACTCATTTCTCCAAAACCTGGAACGTTCATTGATACGTGTGGTGCGTGTATTAAATATGCTCCGTCACGGTATCCAACTTGTGCTTTACCTTTCCAAGGTCGAAAGAACTTTCCACCTAAACGTCCTGCGTCTTTACTACCCACCATAAATACAGCAGCTGTTGTTTCGGGGTCGTATTTACCAAGTATTTCTTTTGCCTTGTATGGATTTTTTACTTGTACAACATTTTTAATTCCGTGACTGTTAATTATCTTTTTCTTTTCATTGAAATTGAATGGACTTTTAGGTAAACTAACAACATCACTTGTACCCACAAATGTATTTTTTTCTCCGAACTTTTTAGCTAACCACTTGTAAGTCTTAGCGTGGTGTGCACCCATTGGTTGGAAACGACCTGGATAAATTGCAATGATAGTATCTATCTTACTATCATTAGGAGCTAATTCGTTTAATATCCATTCTGTTAATTCGTTCATATGTATATAAGTATTTGGTTTATATAAATCTCTACTAGTTCATTCTTCTTCAGGTGCCCAAGCAGGAGTTGCCATTAGCTCTAAAATTGCATGATGGTCATAAGTACCTACAGGTGTTATAGTACCATCTGTTATAAATGTAGGTATATAACCATCTACCCATTTAAGAGTAAATTGAGTTTCGTCTATTGACTTTCTAATTGTAGATGCTGAACTCTCACTAACTTGTACAAAATCTACTAATCCAAGGTCTGCTATATTAATTACTACGTATGTTTTTGTGTTATGCATAATTTCCTTTATATTTTATGAAGGTACTTCTTCTACCTTATCTGCTATATCCATATTAACAGATATAGCATTATTTTCACTACCTGGTGCATCTCCTACTCTATCACTTATATCCATATTTGTGGTTGTTCCTGGCTTACTACCAACGATATCAGGAAGAGTCCAATTTGTACCATCAAAAGTAGCATCTTCTCCTAGTCTCCAATTATGGGTTATCCCTGAGACAGTTGAAATATCTATTGGTTTTCCACTACCATCCCAAACATCACCAATGGAAACACCACTATTAAATAATCCTAACTCGTCTAACTTACCATTTGTTAAATTAGTAAAATTACCCACCCAACCAATTTTAAAACCTGTAGTGCTATACCCACTTATTGTATAGCCACCTGCTGGTGTCCACGTATTTCTTAAAACTCCGTTAATATATATTTTAGCATCTGTACCATCCCACGTTGCTAAGATGTGTGCCCAAGTGTTTGGAGCCACCAATGTACTAAAGTTTGAAACTCTAGAGTTAAAGAAGCTATCATTAGTTCCGTCACCAATTTGAAATACTAATGCATTACCCCCTATAGTTTCTAAAGCCAACCCTGTACCGCCATTGGAGGATAACCAATTACCCGCTATATATTGGCGGTTTGTTACAGAATCTAAATTAACCCATACAGAATAGGAAATTTGTTGAGTTTCTCCAATGTCTTTAGGGGTTATAAATAATATAGAGTCATTAACTCCATCAAAGTCTAATGAGTAGTTTGAATAATTATCTTTATTCTCATTACTTGGTAACAACCATTGTGGGTCTCTGAATACTCCATTATCTCCCATTCTATACCAAGCTAGAGGATTTAAACTTGTTAAGTCTGTAGGTACTCCTAAATTGTAAATGTCAGCAGCATTAGCTGTTTGGTCAGTATTAAAAATTGCAACTTCATCAATGTTACCATTCATTGCAAATGCTTCAGAGTAATAAGCACCTATTGTTGTTTTTAGTCCTGCAAAGTCCATATTTAGTGTTGTAGGAAAAGTACCTGATGTAGTACCTACAGCAGTTCCATCTAAAAACATTTTTGAATCTGCCTCACTTCCTGCTTTATATACAACTAATAAATGATGCCAAGAAGTTGTGTCAGTAAAAGCAACTGTTCTTATCCAAACACCATTATTTAATCTATAATAAAGTCCATTATTATAAATAGATATAGTAAACATTCCTACAGCAGCACCATCAAAAAGACCAATACTAAATATACCATCATTAGTTGGTGTTACAATATTTGTCTTAAACCAAAAACTTACAGATAAATCTCCTGTATAATTATCTCCTAAAGAATCTCCTATACTTGTTCCGCAATCAATGTAATCATTAACCCCATCGAAGTCCATAGAGTATTGATTAGGGAATGCTGGAACGGATTTTTTTAAGCAACTATAATAGTATCCACTTCCCATACTACCCTTCTTGTGTTACCCAATACTCTACTCTATCGGTTTCTGTCCATTCGGTATATATAACATTTATTACACTTGTAGTATAGGTTCCTGTCCCCATTATTTGAATATCGGAAACACCACTAAAGGAAGGAGCTGAACCACTGTTATGATATAACTTTTGAATTACACCTAATACGGCGTTTGTTTGACTAACTGTAATGTCTCCTGTTCCGGGAGATGTTGCTGTGTTGTAAACTTTTTCGGAAACAAAATCTATAGATGTACCTGTTGTTTGAGTTCTACTAGTAACGTTCGATGCATAACTTGCAGTGGTTGCATAACTACTACTTACTACACCTGTTAGTCCGGAACCATCACCTACAAACGTTGTTGCGGAAATATTACTTGCGGTAACGTTTGTAAATATGAAATTGCTGGGTTGTACACCTACCCCGTCAGTTACGGTACCTGTAGTTTCAACTTGTAATAGTTTGTCAAACGACGCTGAAATGTATTGATTTGTTAAATTTCCCATCTATAATCCTTATATATTTTTATTCAATAATAAATATTAGGAAATTATATAAGTTGTTGAAATAAATTATAGTGATGGACTACCACCTTCATATCTTTTAGCTTGGGTTGCAGCTGCTGCAGAGTTTATATCCCTTCCGGAAATAACAATAACGTCTCGCACCTTAATTCCTGTTACGTTTCCAACATCGAATGCCTCAATCCACATATCAACACGAACCATTTGTTCGATTACATCGGAATTTAATGTTATTGTATCAACACCAGGTGCATTGTATCTTCTAGTCCCATCCAAGGATCCTGACGCCCATCTATTATTACTATCTCCCCCTAAAGAGGTTTGTGTTTTACTGTAATCCCAATGAGTAGCGGAATTAAAATCACCACTAGTAGGACCCGGATTAGAACCTGTCATTGGAGTTATTTCGTATTTTATCCTACCACGCTTATCCTCCTTATCTGTCCACCCCTTAAAGTAACACGTTATTTTAGTTTCTTTAGGTAATAGTACGGCAAGGAAACTAGCCAACGATGCTGATACTACACCCGCGCCTCCATAAGCAAACGTATGTACTGTATCAAGTGTGTCCACATATAAGTTCCTTGCAATGTTTTCTGCATCTAAAAAACCTTCGGCTGTATCTAAAACGGTAGTAGAACCTCTTTTTACTTGTACACCACTACCGGTCATTTGTCCGTTGTTTTTAACGTGCCAAGTTGATTGACCAGGTGTAGGCTCAGAATTACTTGCACCCCCAAAGAAAATTACTGAATTAGAGTCACTTGCAGTCATCATGCCCACAAATTTATTACTAACAGCATTACCCTCAGAATACAATCTGTTGTTGGCTATTTCCCATCCACCAATACTACCTGCGGATGCGGTTATTTCACCGGATGGACTTAATTGGAAGTTACTAGATGATATCTGTATGTTACCATTACTACCTGATATAAATGCTCCATTTGGATTTCCAAAAAAGAAACTTGGTGTAATTACTTCAAACCTTGGAGTTGGGTGTGTACGAAACAGTAAACTACCACTACTTCCTCCAGCGTGTAATTCTAAACCAACACCATCATAATCTTCACTATTGTACTGACCGAATCCACTACCACTCCATATTGCAAAACCTGACCCTGTATTACTAGTAGCTAAGTCAAAGCCATCATATCCAATACTACGTACAAATCCACCTGTGATACCATTTATTTCAACACCACTACCTGTTCCGTTTCCCACAAATAAACTACCCGTTAACAAGTTTTTTACTCCACCAATGTAAGTGTTTCCTCCGGCAAACTCACAACTATCACAGTAACTTATATACTTACTTTGTTGTCCTTGATAGTCAAAATATTCAACTTTAAAATCTAGTTGGTCGTTGATGTGTTCTGTAGGTAATGCAATTAATACTGTATTCTGACAAGGATTAAAACCCAACTCAGTACTCGGAATAATGGATAAATCAGAAATGTACCAATCTCCCGAATTTACTTTTAGTATTAAAGTTCCTTTACCATAGTCGTTTGCAAAGAATGATAGTTTTTCATTTTCAAATCTAAAACTAGTTCCTTTTGCATTTGGGTCAATTTTTGATACATCAAGTTCACCAATTTTATGTCCAAAGGAACTTTCTGTTTTTTTGTGAGAGAACGCACTACCCGAAATATAAAACTCTATATAAGGTGTTCTACCAAATCCTAACTGAATACTATGTTTGGCTAGTGCATTAAACTGTAAATCGTATTGTCCATCTTTTTCGTAGTCTTTACTTACTGTCGGGTTCGTTACTTTGACAAATTGTTGTGGATATATTGACGGAGCTGTTATGAACATTGAGTCCAATAGTTCACTACCGCTGTCATATGTTAACGGATAATAACCTACAAATTGAGTTGGGTCTAATATTGTATTTCCATTTTGACGTTGTGTTAAAGACGCCGTCCAATAACTGTCAATTGTTTCTTGTCCAACAAAGTTTCCAATTCTTGTTTTTACGTCAATGCTTCCTGTATCAATTAATATGTCTTGTAGTTCAGATTCTTTTAATACTGTATCGTCTACTAATTCCCAAGCTGCACTGCTACCTTTACTTTTGATAAATGATTTTGCTCTTGATACTTCCCCTACTGCTGGGTCAATGTTGTTTACCTGTAAACGTGCTAAACTACGTAAATTTTGAGTATCCGTGAATATTGGAGAGTCTTCGTAGTGTATTTCGTATACGCAGTTTGTTAGTCTATCAGCTGTATATGTGTAGTTACTATCATCTGCAGTTAGGTAATATTTAACATCTAGTACTGCACTTGAAGTGGTTGGTAAACTTTTTATCTTTGTCCAATATGTAGAATCGGTTACATTTATATCTAATGTTGGTATTGCGTTGTTAGGTGTAATTTTTATAGACGCTCCAATATGTTCTCGCTTAAACCTATTCCCTGAAAGTGTAATTGTTGGGTTTTCTCCGGATAATTCATAATCAATTGTTCCTGTGGATTGTGTAACAAATTGAGTTGTTTCATAACTCCTGTCTAAATAAGGTCTTATCTTTTCTTCTAATGTTAGTACAGGTTTATTACTGTCAGTAAAAATAATTTCAGAATCGTTTCGTTTTGTATTG